GCCGTTCCAAAAATAATGAATGGAATGTTGATTTCTACTTTGTAAAACGATGGCACAATCATAATTTGAGTATTTATTTATATCAAAAGAATCTATTAAAAACATATCACTGTCCAATAACAAATATTTATCTGGATTCTTTTTTTGATATTCTAAAATATAATTCATAGAATCCGCACATCTGATAGCAGCGGATTTGTTATACATATGATGTTCATTCGGAATATTTATACAAGTTATATTTAATTTTTTACAAATGTCTTGTATTTCGTTTTTTACATTGACATCATTTCCATTCGTAAAATCCGGAAAATCTTTTGCATCATTAAATACAATAAATTCATAATCCCCTTGAAAATATTTTTCTAAAGTATAATATTGAATTTCAATAAATATGGGGTTATTCACAACTGCTGTGATAATTTTCATTATAATATATTCATATCTTCGTTTTTATGGAAGAAAACGAATCGAATCTTACAATAAATAAGTATTTGAATATTTTTCTATATAATAAAAATGTTTTTGTTTTTTTATTATATTTTCTATTTTTTCTATTTTTTCTATTTTTTCTATTTTTTCTATTTTTTTCGAATCAGTAAGGATCGCATTTTGTGGATGTAATATACAATTATTTTCCATTTTTATTTCTTATTTTTCTTATTTTTCTTATTTTTCTTATATAGATGGAAGGACGGATGTGCATTTGCATTTATGCTGATGCAGCTGGTTCTGATTTTATAAAGTGATGTTTCATAAATTTTTGTAAATTGAAATAACTTAATTGGTCTGAATCACTTACATTTAATAATTTTTTTAATTTGTTATCTGGTATGATAAGACGACCATTTGTTTTATCTTGTAAGTTATTAGCACGGATATAAGCATTTATTTCTTTTGATACTGTTGTTCTTGCCATTTCTGAACCAACTTCTTTACCTAAGAATGCAGCTAATTCATTTGAAATTTTTGTTGGTTTTACGAAACCTGATGGTGCTCTATTACTGTTTTGTCTTCTTTTTTTTGATGAAGCTTTTTGTGCATTTTTCATTTCACGAGAAACTGTTTTTTCTAATGTTTTAAAATCATTTTTAACAGTTGAGAAAAGACCAACTAATTGTTGTAATTTTGCACCAAATTCGGTCATTTTGTTTGATAATGATGATGCATCGGTGACAGCTTCTGTTGATGAAGCATCTGCAACAGGTGCAACTGTTTCTTTAACAACTACAGCAGGTGCAACTTCGACAGCTGCTTTTGTTGTTTTTTTTGCTTTTGTTGTTTTTGTTGCATCTGCAACGACTGGTGCTGGTGTTTGTGGTGCGACTGTTTTAACTGCTCTAACCATTTCTGACTATATACAAATAATATGTTTCTTTTTTAAGTTGTTTTGGCAATAAATATATTTATTAAAATATATTTTTCACTTCATCCATCATCAGAATCAATAAAATAGTAAAATCAATGAAATTCGATGAAAAAATTGGTTTAAGCGATGGATTCATATAACCAAGGTAAAGCCGCTCGTGCATGAGATGAAACTAATGTCAATGCAGTCAAAACATGTAATGCGCCGATTTTACGATGTTCATCATCAACACCAGTATAAATCATATTTTCCATGATGGTCAAACAGATAAATTGAATTTCTTCAAATGAAATGTCCGTTTGATGGATAGAACGATTAAAAATATTTAAAAAAGGATCAAAAAACATACAAATATTCATTTTTAAATTCATCGACAATCCATGATAATTCCAAATATCTAATAAAGAACGATACAATCCAATATATTGTCGCCTTTCCAATGAAGAAAACCACATACTTTGTGTATAATTTCCTAATAAATCGATCTCCATAAATAATTCTCTTATTCGAGTATCTAAAGGTTTCGTTCGTATTTCTATAATTCGATTATATTTAGAACGATGTAGTTGAATCGACGAAACTGGATTTGTAATTCGCGGATAAAAATAATTGGAAGATAAGCATCTTGCAATGGATGGATGAATATGTTGAGTTCGTTCAATAATTGAAGGCGAAGGGCGTTCAATTTGAATAAAAACACGCGAAGTGTCATCACGAAATTCATGAAATATGATTTGTATGATGTTATTTAAAGATACAATATTGAATAATATGGAAACATCGATCGATTCACGATTGTATGGATTGGTAATTTTACCATTATGTTTTTTCTTCATTAATTGAATTAATGAACTGACATTAAATCCATATGAAAAATTATTATTGTCTTTATAGCTAAAAAATAATTCATAGGGTATTTCGTTTAAAGGTTCTAATGTAATAAAATCGGTATCATTTACACAAATGCTACGGTCAGTAAAAGCCGGACCCCTTAATTGAAAAGAATATCGAACAATCCATCCTCTAAATATTTTTTGTATTCGTTTTGCAGATTTCATTCGTTGGAAATAATTTTCAATTCGTTCAATTAATATATTTTTATTTCCAGTAATTGGTAATTTATATTGTCGAACGATAGACTTTAATTCGGGTAATTTGTATTTTTTTAACACAATATTTTTATCAAAATACTCTTGATAATGAAGATTTACAATGATTTCCTTCTTCTCTTTTTTTTCTTTTTTTTTCCCATCTTTCCCATCTTTTGTTTCATCATTTTCAAAAAAATCGTTTGTGATCATGTCTCTATACACAATAAACCATATTTTATTTATATGTTTTATTGTTAAGCTATTTTTTAGTTTACAACATCTATATTTGTAATTGTATTGGAATGGAAAAAGTATTGATATAATTTATTGATTTTGTCTTCTAATGCTTTGATTTTTTCTTCTAAATTTTTTTCTGCGTCCATTGCTCTATCGGATTCTGTTTTTAAATTTGATTCTAAATTGGATGAATCAAAAGAAGAGGATGATTTTGATTTTAATTCATGAAGCATATCTGTAATGTCATGAATATCATTTTTCATTCCATTTTCAGCATCATTTGCACGAGTGATTTCTTGTTCGATTTTAGCTCTTAAATCATTTTCAACCCCAGTAGCACGATCGACTTCTGCATCAATTTTACCTCTTACATCATTTTCAACTCCAGTAGCACGAGTGATTTCTTGTTCTATTTTACTTCTTACATCATTTTCAACTCCATTTGCACGATCCACTTCCGCATCGATTTTAGTTCGTAAATCATTCTCAACCCCAGTAGCACGATCCACTTCCCCATCGATTTTAGCTCTTAAATCACCTTCAACACGACCAACTTCCGCATCGATTTTACTTCTCAAATCATTCTCAACCCCAGTAGCACGACCAACTTCTGCATCTACTTTTGATGAAGCTGTATTCATTGCACTAATTAATTCCGCTTCATTTTCCCTTTGACTTACATTGACATAATCCACAAAATTTTTAAAATTTTCTTTACTGATCGATGATCCGTCTAAAATAGAATTTATTTGTTTATCATGTTCATCAATAATTCTATCAATATATGCACGATTTACCAGCATGTTTGGTTCACTTGGCAGTGTATTTAAATAAACAACGGAATTACCAAAATCCCAACGATTTCCATTGACCGTTGTTTCATTTCCTAAATAAAGTGTTGGAATATCAGATAATGTGATTTGTATATTTTCTTGATTTTCAGACATTGTATATTATAACCTAAATAAATTTTTCTTACGATTTTTACTAATTCCAATTAAAAAAATACAATTTTTAATTACAAAACCAAAAAAGTTCATTATTCGATTTTTTCACAAAGAAAAAAACAAATGTATTGTTTTTTTGTAATAATATTTCTTTTTTACCAGTAGGAGAAAAAAAGGGATTATATATTTTCGCATTTTTTTCAAAAGCATGAATTCGAATTGTTTTTTCACCTAAATTTATAATTGTCATTTTTTCCAATTCTATCGGATTTTTTGGAAGAATGACAAAATCATAACCATTTTCAATAATGACACTTTCACAATTATTTTCTATAAAATATTCTTTCGAATTTACATTCGTATTCTTTACATTGTTCATTTCTTTTGAAAAAAAAGAATAAATAGAAGAAAGAATCGACATGTTTATACTTATTTACATAACAAATTTTTATATTCATTACCATTCTGAATATATTCCATTCTCTGTAAAAAAGCATTTGGAAAAAATGAATCCAAAAAATTGAATTGAAAAAATTGAAATGAAATCTATCCAACAATCATCTTATAACACAGTTTATAAAAACACTTTTAAAAGCAAATCTTTAAAAAACACTCTTTAAACATCAATCTTTAAAAATGTCAAAACAAGCAACACCTATAGTATTAACATCAAACGAATGGAACACTTCTAGTGTTCGTTACATGCAACCAAAAGTAAATGATCGTGGTGGAAAATCAGTCAATGTAATAAGTACACAAACAAATCGTTCATTATTTATATCAACACCATTAATGATGACATGGGGTATATCAGATTATACAGATGAAAAAACCGGCGAATCAGATGGTAAATTCAACATGTCTCTCGTATTTCCAAATGATCAATATAAAACAGCAGCAAGTGAAAATTTCTTAAAAAAATTAAAGGAATTTGAAAATCAAATAGTAGATGATGCTGTTAAAAATAGTGAAGTATGGTTTGGTGAAGAAATGACAAAAGATGTATTAAAACATATGTTCTTTCCATTTTTAAAATATACAAAAGATAAAAACACAAAAAAAATAGATGCAACAAAACCACCAACCATTCGTGCAAAAGTTCCAAATTATAATGGAAAATGGGATGTAGAAATATACAATACAAATTCAGAATTAATTTTTCCAGAAAGTGGTAATGACAATTTAACTCCAATGGATTTAATACCAAAACAAAGTAATGTATCATGTATATTACAATGTGGTGGATTATGGTTTGGTGGTAAAGGATGGGGTTTAACATGGAAATTAAAACAATGTGTTGTTAAACCAAAAGAAGTAGTTACTATCTTTGGTAAATGTCATATTCAATTATCAAATGACGAATTAAATACCATCAATAAAGATGTTGTCATATCAGATGCAACAGAAGAAGAAGACGAAGATGAAGATGAAGAAATTCCAACAAATAATGCAACAGTAGCAGCTGCAACTACAGAAGTAGAAGATAGTGATGCAGAACAAGAAGAAGAGGAAGAACCAGAACCAGTAAAACCCGTAAAAAAAGTTGTAAAAAAAGTAGCACCAGTCGAATTAGAAGTAGCAGTTGCAGTAGAAGAAGCACCAAAGAAAAAAGTAGTTAAAAAGAAATTATAATCAATCAATCATAAAATAGAATTCATTTCGTTTATACATTGTAAAATTTAAAATAAAATTATAAAATAAAAAACAAAAGATCGATGTTACA